AACTGCTTATCCGGCGAAAGCCCGAAAATCTGCTGAGCTGAAAGCCCAAGCCGATCCAGCGCCGCGACCGCCTCTTTGCCGCCCTCCTCCGCGCCAACGAGCGCCTTCTGCATGCGCGCAACCGCGCCGGAAACCCCCTCGAGGGAGCCGCCCGACAGGGTCGCCGCGAACTGCAGGCGCTGCAGCGCGTCGATGGAGAGGCCTGTCTTGACCGCCGTGTCGTTCAGGGCGCTCGCGGCCTGCATCGCCTGCGTGATGACGGCCGCGAATGAAAACGTAGCGACGATGCCGCCCAAGCCCTTAAAGGCACCGGACAGCGCCGAGACACCGCTGTCGGTTTTCTTCAGTTCGCCCTTGACGCGGTCGAGCTCGGAGCGCATCTGCGCCGAGTCCGCCGCCATCCTGACGACCAGTGTGCCGATATCAGCCATGAGGTTTTCCCACCATCGCAGCGACTACTCGCCGGACGTCATCAATGGATTGAGATGCTGCCGGCTCCGCCTTGCGCGCCGGGACAAAGTCCTCGACCCGCCACGCTTTGCCGCCCTTCTTCGGGCCCGCCGCGTTGGCCGTGGTCGAGCAGGTCATACCCATGCGCCAGTTCTCAGCGTCGAAGCCGAACGGCTCCAACCCGTAGAACGCTTGCCAGTAGGTGAACTCCAAAGAGCTCATCCGCTCCTGAAGCTCACCCACCGTCGCCCCGAGCTGCGCGGCGAGCCGGAACCAGAGCAGCAGCTCCGACTCGCCGGTCAGTTTCCCGCGGCCGCCTCCGCAGAGTCGGACGTCAGGCCGGACGCCTCGAGCACCGCGAGCGCCACCTTGCGCAGCCAGTTTTCCGGATACGCCTGGTCGCGCAGTTGCTCCGGATCATCGAACAGCCGCACGCCGTCAGCGTCGCAGATCCCGAGCGCCGCCACCCGGTAGTCCGCCACCGACGTCCCGCCCTCCGCGATCCACTGCTGCAGCTGCACCCGTTCGCCACCGGTCAGGCCGCGAACGAAGCCAGGAACGCCAAGGACGTCGATCGGCTTGACCGCATCCTTCGAAAGCGCGGCCAAGATCTGAGCCCGCAGCAAATCCCGCGAAGCTGCAGCCATTACGGCGTCACCACCGGCAGCGCGGTCAGCTCGAGCGTCGCGTTCACGACGATCTCGCCACCCTCAGCCGTCAGCGCGTCGACCTCGAACTTCGTGAAGAAGCCGCGCACCTGAACCTGGTACGCGCCCGGGTCGGGGAGCGTGATGCGGTAGTTGTGCTGCGAACCGGCGATCAATCGCGTACGGATCGCCTCGTGCGCGGTTTCCCCCGGGTCGAACAGGAGCTTCATCTCCACGTTCTGCGTCTCGTGCGGGCCAACCATGCGCTGCGGGTAGAGATCGCCCAGCACGCGGGAGTCGACCACGGACCGGCTGTAACCGGACCACTTGACCTCCTGCACCTGCGCGACCGTCGCGAACACTTCCGTCGGGGTCGCGCCGTCACCGGCGCTGAACACGACGCCTGAACTGATGAATCCGGCCATTTTCCTATCTCCAAAAAAAAGGCCACCCGAAGGCGGCCGTGGTTACTACGCGCCCAAGTCGGGCGATCAACGAAACACGAAGTCGAAGTCCTGCTGGACGATGCGCAGCGTCCGATCGCCCTGCGCCTCGGCCTGCTCCTGCTGCTGCACCAGCGTCGCGCGCAGCACGGTCACGCCGGACACCGCACCGGACCAGCCATCGAGGCCGGTCACGATCGCGGCGGCCACCGGGGCCACCTGCGCCATCGTGTCGCCGACGGTCTCGATCCGAAGCGTCGCCCGCTGCAGCATCGGGACATTCCCGAGCACGCGCGCGAACCCAGCACCCGCAGTGCGCGAGACGGCGACCGCCGGCAGCTGCGGCTCTTGGACGATGACCTCGCGGTAAACCCGCTGTCCGGCGCCCGTCGCCAGCGCCTTCACGCGCGCGATGATTGCGTTCTCGATGCTCATGGGTCGACGAGCCCCTCAGTAGCGGACGAGCGCTGCGCAGACCGGCGGGCGATGCGATCAAGCGCCTGCCCGAGAATCCGCCGGAACTCAGCCGGGATAGCCGCCCGCGTCGCGTCCCAGGCAGGCTGCAGGAACGGCCGACCCGGCACCCTGCGAGCAGCGCGGCCGCGCGCAGTGAAGCCGAACTCGACCAAGTGACCGTAGAAGATCCCCCGGCGGCGGCGGCTGTAGAACACGTTATGCACCGCGACCCCGCGCCGGTCCTTCTTCTTCGGACCCACCTGCACGGCGACCGTCTGGTTCGCCCGCGGCGTGACGGTCACGATCTTGATCGCCTCAGCCAGTGCGCCCGAGCGCGACCCGCTCCGGGCGTTGGCGACCGCCTGCTTGCGGAACTGCAGCAGCGAGCGCCGCGTCGCGCGCGTCAGCAGCTTTTTCCCCGCGACCGCGTCGAGCTCGAGCAGCCGAGCCTCAAGCTCCTTCAGCCCGGTCACTTGGATGTCCGCGACGATGGCCATCAGACGAACCGCTCCTGCGTCAGCAGCTGCAGCTCGATGTTCTCGGCGTCCTGGTCGACGATCTGCTTGATGTCGAACAGGCGCGACCCGTACCGGATGCGATCCTTCGGCGTCAGCGTCACGCCCGGGATGCCGCGCAGGACGATCCGCGTCGAGACATCCGCCTGAATGTGAGAGGCCGACAGGTACTCGCGGCCCGAGAGCGGCTCGACGCCAGCCCATACGGTCGCGAGCGTCGTCCAGGTCTGCACCTGATCGCCATAGGCATCGGTCCCGTCGGTCGCCCGCTCGACGACTACCCGGTGACGGAGTCGGCCAGCGCGCATCAGGCGAAACACCGATACGGGGCGATGAGCGCCTGGACCGTCATCGGCAGCTTGTTGACGATCGTCCCGGTGACGACGAGCTCGCGATGCTCGTAGTAGTGCGCCACGAGGATGCGCAGCGCCTGCATAACAGGCTGCGGCACGAGCTCCGGGCCACCGTAACCGGCGACGAACTCGACTTGCACCGCGCCGAGCTTCTGGCCCGGGGTCGGCCAGGCGAACCCGTTGCGGGGTGCGATGCGCGGGACGATGCCGGTGAGATCCGTCTCCCACTGGCCGGACGACCATTCGATGAGCGTGCCGGCCTCGTTGAAGTACCGGACAGCCGTCACCGACTGGACCGGGTGAGCATGCAGGGCCATCGCCTTACCTGCGGGGAATACGTCGAGTGTGCCGCGCAGCGTCTGCGTGCAGAGCGCGAGGCCCGTCTCCTGCTCGATGTGCTGGCGAGCGGCCAGGATAAGACCGGCGATCACGCCGTCCTCGTCGAAGTGATCCACGCGCATGTGCGCGCGAGCCTCCGCGAGCGAAAGCGGCTCGGCGGTCGGCGGGGTCAGTACGGAAAGTTTCACCGGCGGGCACGACGCCGCGCAGGAGCGGACGCCGCCTCCGGGGCGGACTCAGCCTCGGGCGTCTCAACGGGCGCCGCAGCAGGGGCCGCGGACGCGTTCTGAGTGACGTACTCCGCCACGCGCGCCTCCTCGACCAGATGCCGAGCCAGATCGTCGCCGCAGCGCAGAACGTCGCCGGGCGAGAAGCTGCCGAAGGCGCTATTGCTGCCGGAGGTCTTGAACTTCACGAGCATGGTGTTCTCCAAAAAGGGATAGGGGCGGAGGCCGAAGCCCCCGCCCCACCCAGCCGGCTTACGCCGGAACCGACCGATTAGGCCGGGGTCAGGTCACCGGCACGGATCGCGGCCGGGATCTCGGTGGCGAGTGCCAATCGGCGCTCGGCACGGACGGTCACGAGGTTCTTCGTGAAGTTGTCCGAGTCCGAATCGCTCAGCTCGACGATCACACCCTCGCGGTTGTAGATCATCGAGGCCTGCGCGAACGCACCCACCGCGACGTTGTCGGAGGTCATGCCGACGCTGGCCACGACGGGCAGACCGAACAGGGTCGGACGGCCAACGGCATCCACGGACACGCGGGCAGTGTTGCCCGAGCCTTCCGTCATCAGATCCGTCTCGATGATCGCCCAGTCGACCGGGTTCAGGACGATGCCGTCCGGAGCGTAACCGGCGTTCTGCAAGTCGCCGATGATCCGACGGATCAGGACGAGCTTCTTCAGCACCGTGCCGAGGTTGGCGTTGGCGTAGCCGTGCGCGGTGAAGTTGCCGGTGTTGAGGAACCCGCTGATGTTCGGCGCCGTGCCGTTGCCGGAGACGAGCTGCGTCTCCACGCGACGGTTCACGCCGTAGGTCATGCGGGCGTTCACGTACGCGGCGAGCGCGACGTTGTCCATCGCCAGCTGGCGGCTGATCTTGATCCAGTGAGCGACGGTGCTCACGGGCATGTTGACCAGCGACCAGGTCAGCGCGGACTCAGCCTTCGCCGCACCCTCAGCAGCTTCCGCGGCGGAGTTCGTGTAGGAGGCTTCCTTCGTGAACTCGATGGCGTTGCTCGATGTGGCAGTCGAGGGCAGGAGCGACTCGAGGGTCAGGACCGGAGCCGCGCCCGGGACGATGCCCGGCTTGCGATCCGGCGCGACGTTGGCGTCGGCACCCGTCAGGGTGTTCTTGACCTCGATGCGCGCCTTGCCGGTCTGGCCCGCGGCGAACGACTGGTACTTGTCGCTCTTGATGAGCTGACCGCCCCAGGTGTTGTCCGGCGCGGTCGTCTCGCCGCGACCCGAGCCCTTCTGCTCGAGCACGACCAGCCGGTCGGCCATCTCACGCTGCTGCACGCCCAAGGCGTCGATCGCCGACTTGGTCTCGGTCGAGACGCGGCCGGCTTCCTTGACCTCGCGGTCCGCCTTTTCGGCGAAGTTGGCGAGATTGCGCTCGATGGTCTCGAGCGACTTGATGACGACGTCCGTCATGTGATTCTCCTAGATTAAAAATGGTGGAACGATGCGCGGATCAAGCGATGGAACGCGCGAGACGCTGCAGGCGCTCGGCCAATTCCTGCTTGAACTTCGCCTCGCTATCCGCCTCGGGGTCCCCCGCGAAACAGACAGTCTTGGCACGGGCGACAAGCGCGGTCGCCGCCCCTTTGCTGAAGCCGCCTGCGTCCCGCAGGAAGCGTTCGAATTCTCGAATGGTCTCGATCTCAGCGATCGCCGCGTCGAGCTCGGCCGCCTTGACCGAGGTCAGGTCGACGCGCGCGGCGGCATCAGCCGGGAACACGACCGGCGAAACCTCGACGAGGCTCGACCAGGTGCGGATCACGCGGCCCTCGTCGGTCTCGTCGTAGTCGCATTTCTTCAGGTAGCCGCCGATCGACAGGCCGTCGATCGTGCCGTGAAGCATGCCGGCGCGAACATCGGAGGCGAGACCGAGGTTCGGGGTGAGCTCGCCTTTGACGAACAGACCGTGATCGTCCTCCTTCGCGGCCAGCCACTTCCCGATCGGCATCGACCAATCATGGTTGTAGAACATTTTCGGGCTGGCGTTGGCCTGCAGCGTCGCCGCGAATGCACCCCGGAGAATCGTGTCGCCGTACGAGTCGACACCGCCGAACACGGAGGCGTAGCCCTCAAAGGTACCGGCGTCGCCGTCCATCTTCAGCTGAACGTCAGAAAGGCTCAGGGTTTTGCGAACAAGCATGGTCGTATCCTCAGAGGTCGTCCGGCGCGGAACCCGCAGCCGGGGTTGAAATCAGCCCGAGTCGATTCACCGGGGCGAGGTTCACTTGAGCCGTGAACAGCTCGCCGCCCTCGTAGGGTTCGGCGTTCTCAAGCTGGCGGCACTCGTTCCGGTTGTAGATGCCGTTCTGCACCGCCGAGCCGTAGATCTCCATGCGGTCCTTCAGGGAGGCGCGAAGCAGAGCGTCGAGGCTGAACTCAGCGCTCATCGTGGTGCGCTGCTTCGGCGTCATGACGCGTTTTCGGACCGCTTGCTCGATGGAGACCAGCATCGGGCGGACGCTGAACTTGTAGAAGCCATCGACGATCTGCTCGATGCCCGAGCCCCAGGTGGTGACGTTCGAGTGATGCACCAGCACCGGCGGGACATCGAACCAGCGGCAGATCTCCTCGACCTCGAACTTGCGCGTCTCGAGCAGCTGCTGGTCCTCCGGGGAGAGCGAGAGCTGCTGGTACTTCATGTTCGCCTCGAGGACGAACAGGCGCGCGGTGTTGCCGGCCTGCATCTCGGCGAAGCGCTCCTGCAGCTTCTCGCGCTGCTCCTTCTTCAGGAGCTGGTCGACCATCAGCACGCCGGTCGGCTTGCCCGCCGCCGCGAACAGCCGGTGCGACTGAAGCTGGGCGCTCTTGGCCTCCGAGGCCGTGGCGCGCATGAAGTCGAGCCGCGGCAGACCCACCGTCCCGTTACCCATGTCCTTCAGGTGCAGGACGTTTTCTTCCTTCAGGAAAGCGAGGTCGTTGTTCAATCGGTAGGCGTACACCACGGACCCGTCATCGAGCACCGATAACTCGACCTGATCCGCAGCCATCGGCCAGAGCGCGATCGCCTCGCCGGTGCGCGGGTCGCGGTCGATGCGCGCGTAGGCGTTGCCGCGCAGGTCGTGGTTCATAATCATGCAGACCCAGAACTCGTACGGGGTCATGCGCTGGTTCGGCGACTCGTGCAGCAGCGTCCAGAGCCGCGACTGGCGCGCGAGCGAGCGCTTACCGTTCACCGACTCGTAGGCGAAGAACGGCAGGCTCGCGATTGTCTTGGCCCGGCGGTCGATGCACGCCCAGACCGTCGAGATCTGCAGCGCGACATCCGGCCCGACCATCGCAGCGTCAGCCACGAGCGCCGAGCTCGGGGCCGCGTCCTGCTTACCCGTGCGGTCCGAAAGTGCGTTGCCGGTCGAAACCCAGCGGTAGAAGTGCGATAGAAAGTTCATGCGTTCACCCGATGGCCGGCGAGTCGAGGTATTCGTCCAAGTTCTGGCCCTCCGGGGCGAGCGATGCGCGAGCCATCGCCATCAGTAAGCAGACCATTCCGTCGATCTTCTCGGCGCTGCGGCGCTTGTCAGGCGCCAGATTCATGTTCGCGTCGCGCCTCGGTACGAGGTTCGCCGCGTTCCAAGTCAGGACCGGATCGCCGCCGTGCTGCAGCTTCCCGGCGATGTAGGCGCGTTCGAGAGCCTGAAAGCCGGGGTGATACGAGCGCGGCCCCTGGATGAACTGCACCATCGGCAGGCCAGCGGCCAGCAGGCGCGTCGTGAGGTCCGTCGCGTTCCACGGATCGAAGGCCACCTCGGTCGGGTTGAACCGCGCGCAGTCGGCGAGGATGTCCCGCTCGACCACCGAGTAGTCGGTCACGTTGCCCTCGGTCTGCGTGATCAAGCCCTGCGTGACCCATGAGGCATACGGCACGGAGCCGCGCTCGGTCCGCTGCTCGACCGCAGACTGCGGCACCCAGAAGCGGCCCCAGGTGTAGAACACTCCGTCCCGCTCCCAGACTATCCGCCACGCCGACATGTCGCGCGTCGATGCAAGGTCCAGCGCCGCCCAGCAGCGAGCGCCCTCGAGCTCGTCGAGGTTCACCGCGCCACCGCAGCGCTTCCACTTGCGCAGATCCACCCACGCCTCAGCCGCCGCAGCCGGTCGGTTCAGGCGCTTGATCCGGAACTCCGCGAGCGTGCCCGGCTGCGCCTTCGCCTCCGTC